AATTGATACTGTTGTGATAGTGATAACTCTACATTAAAAGGCATAGAACTATAGAAAGATTGGTCGCAGTTCTCTGTTAAATCCCCTAATCCTAATAAATATATCTCATCTATCTCTGTGCCTGCTTTACGCAGTGCCTTAATCTGATTTACCCCCTTAATAAGAGCTTCCTCGTAGCGTTTAAGGGTGTTTTCAACGCCATAATCAGCTTTACCTAACTGCCAATCAGCCATTGTCCATATAAAAGCAGTATCTCCACCATAATTTGTGTCTTTTAACTTAGGTTTTTTGATGTAATCCTTAACAAGTTTCTCAAAATACTGGTCTAACGCAGGGTTTTTACGCTTTACAACCCCCTTGAATGCAAAAAAAGTGGTCGCTTGACCACCTTTTAACTGTGCGTTCCAAGAACTTGCACGAACTTTACCATCTATTTCATAGTATTTGGGGTCAAAACCCCAACCTCTTAGTATGTCATCATACTTATTTTTATAATCTGGATCAGTTCCAACATAAGTTATCTCACCTTTGCCTGTTGATTCATCAAATTCTATTGATGGTTGCCAACCAGATTTGTAGTAATTATTACCTAATTCTTGTGTCATATCAGCCCTTTCTGTTGTGCTAATTATACACAGATATTAGGACAGAATCTACTTACTAATTTTTTTCTTTGCGAACTCTTTTACAACTACTAATGCTGAAGAACCACCTGCAATAGCAGCTAATTGTAAAGCATTAGCATCTACAGAAACTAATGGAGCAACTGTTAATGCTCCAATGAATGCTTCCACAAATGTCCAAATAGTTTTTTCAAGAATTACTTTGTATTCTTCGCTCATCTTATTAGATTTCCTAACTTTAATTTGTTTTCTATGTTCTCTAGTTTAGCAAGAATTACATCTAATTTTTTTTCTACAGTCATTCTAAGTATCAAATCTTCTGTGTCTTTATCAGATACACTTTTATCAGTACTGTTAGTAGTTTGATTTTTCTCTATAATCCATTGTCGCCAAGCATCACCTGGACAATCTGTTTGTTTAAAAAAACTGTGAGGTTTAAGTTCACCACCTACTTGTTCGTAGAGCCACTCAATAGATTTAATAGCTTTATCTGAAGGCTTGTCGGTAGGATTGCTACCACCCAACCAGCACACAGCAACATAATGCTTGTTATTATAGTTAATCTCTTCCCTACTGTTGCCACCTTGTGCTGCACTTCTGTTTCCAAATCCTCTACCTTCATATATCTGTCCTGTATCTCCTACTAAAAAGTTATATGCTACATCATTCCAACCTCTGTCTACTTGATGCAGTCTTTGTATTGTCTTACATTGATCCATCTCTGCTTGATTTCCTATTGCAGTAGGATAAGCAGACCAATGTATAACTAATCCTTTTACTTCTCCTAGTTTACTAAATGTTGATTTGTTAGGTTTAGCACCCCAACTATCTCTACTTATTATTTCCACAGTTACTACTCCCATTCTTACAGTTACATATCTGTACAAAAGAACCATCTTCTTTTACTTCCACCATACACATATTAACTCCTTTAATCTCTAAAGCTAATGGTCAATAACCATATAACTAATGTAATTATAGTAGCTAAGCCTGTGATTTGCTGGGCACTTCCTGTTAATGTAAGGGTAGCTATAACTAAACCAACTAAAGTCCAACTAAGGTTTAATGTTTCCTTAACTATCTTGATAAACCAGTTCCATAACTTTTTAATCATTAGCTTCTCCTAAATATAAACGCAGCCATACTAGCTATTCTAGTCAAGATTACAGGAACTACGACCTCCTGTGCTTTTTCTTTTTGGTCTTGTGTCATATCATTACCAATAGTTGTAAGGTCAATCGTGTCAAAATTTATTAATACTTCTATTGGATTTTGTATAAAGTTTTCAAATTGTATTTCTGTAACAACATCAGCAAGTGTATAGTTTTCTACATCTGCGTTTTGTACAGATTTTTCTACAAATATTTCTACAGCTTCAGCTACTACTTCATCTGTCTTAACAGCTTCAGCTATTATTTCTACATCTTCAGTAGATACTTGTAACACATCAGCAACAACTTCAACTTGTTCCTCTGTAAGTTCTTCAACATTAGATATAGCATTGTCTACTACCTCTTGAACTATTTCTATATCTTCTTCAGTATATTCTTCTACAGGTTTTTCTTCAATAATTTCCTGTACTGGCTCAACCAAAATTTCCTTATCAACCTCTGGTAAAACTTCGGTCTCATTAATAATAACTTCTTCAATTATTTCTTCCTCTACTTCAATTATAATAACTTCAGGAATATCTATAACTTCTTCAACAACATCTAAAGTTTCTACAAATTCCTCTACCTCTTTAACTATCTCTACAAATTCCTCTACCTTTTCTTCAGGTATATCTATATCAGAATTTTCTAAATTAGATTTAATCTCAGCTTCTTTTTCAGCTTCAAGGCGTTCAGCTTCTTCTCTGTCTGCTCTCTCTTTGTTAGTTTCGTATATACCAGTTTCTAAAAAATTTAATTCTTCTTCTGTTGGAGGTATTGTTGTAGTCGTAGTAGTAGTAGTTGTTGTAGTTTCTGGTACAACAATAGGTTCTTTACAATCTCCATTCTGATAACCAAACCACTCTTTACTTTCAACTGCTGTAAGATATTCTTTATACGATAATGGATTGCCTGGATGTTCACAACCATTTTTATCCCAAGCCAAGTAAGTAGTGATACCATCTTCAACGACATCTTCTGCTTTGGGTAGCGTAGTTGTTGTCGTACTAGATGTCGTTGTAGTAGGTATAAAAACATAATTATATAATACACTTTGTACAGGCGTATAGTCGCTAGTTGTACCATTAGTATTGTGAAATGCTTTTACTTTTGCATATATCTTTTGATTATCTACAGACAACTCATTGTATAAATACTCTGCTGTAAATGTATAACTCTGCCAAGACAATGCTTCTGTAAAACCAAATTTTGTTTGTACTGATTTATCATCAGCAGTTTCAGTAAGTCCTATATAAACTATGTAGTATTCAGGTGGGTTATCTTCATAGCCATCACTTTCCTGCCAACTAACTGTAATACTTCCATCATTATTTAATGTATTAGTAATACCATAAGGTGTTTGTGTTTCTGTATGGTAAGCCATTACAGGTAAAGGTATCAATAAAAAAATAGCAAAGAATACCTTTAGCATTATCTACAACAGTTTGCTTCTATCCACCCAAGTCTAGTTTGTATTTCTTTAATTGTATTTAGATCTTGTTCTTGATTTATTAATTGTGTTTCAAGGCGTGTAATCTGTCTTTTGATGTCATCCCATTCCCATTTTTCAATTTGAACATATTGATTAGTGTCATTAGTTATTTCTAATTTCTGCACTTTTTCAAATAGTACAGCTATGTCGCCTTGTACGAATGTGCTTTCTTTAAGCATTTCAAAATCTACTTCAACTTGGTTCATTCTGTCATCAATACCTTGAAGTGTAGTAACTATATCACTTGCAGTAGATAGACCTGCACCAATAGAACCCATAAGAGCTATTGCTGTTGCAACTAAACCTATGTTATCTTTTATTTTTTTCATCATATTTTACAAGCATCTCCACAATCATCATCAAACTCTTGTGATGTATCTATGAATGTAGGATTGTCTGTAAACATATCCTCTGGAAGAATAAAGTCATCTTCCATTACATTATGATTGCTGCAACAACACCACCAACTGCTACAAGTAGCGTTAATACTTTATAAAACTCTGCTTTGTCTAGTTTTGCTTCTAGTTTTTCTTCTATTTGATCCAATTTTTCTAATACCATAATATTTAATTCTTTCTGTGTAAAACCATTTGAGTATTTTTCAGTCATTATGGTAGATCATCTTCCTTAAATGTAATCCAATCCCAATCAGTTTTATTTGGTGATTGATAATTAGCTATTCTTTTAAGATAGAAACTAAAATCTTTTAAAAAATAACCGAAGATAAAACCTATTACATATTCCATAATACGATTGTATCATAGGATTTTTTATTCAGGTTTAGGGTTGTCAGTTCTTACTTTGTTATATGCAACAACATAAGCATCCCACTTAGTTGAATTCCCACCTATTTCTTTTTCTGTATATGCTTCTACAAATTCTAATAATGAAGGATATTCTTTTGCTCTAACAGATTTATAACCATTGGCTTCTTCATCAAGTTGTTTAGCCCTTTTGTTTTCTGCCCACTCGTTTAATATTGCTTGTGCTTCATCATCTGTTAATTCAACATTTACACCATCAATATTTTTATGAGTTGGTGCTTCTAATTCTGCTTTTATTTCCTCTATTGTTTGTGCCATCTACTTAACTCCATATACGAAAAATTTACCAGAAGCAATATTTCCTGTGTCTAATTCAAATCTAATACCATCTACTACAGTTGCTGTGCTTAAAGCTGTTGTTACCCAATCTCTGTGAATATCACTATCTGACATTCTACCCATAGAATCTTGATGATAATATATTGTCCCTACACTAGCATTGTCAAACAATCTTGCAGTAAAGTTTAAACTTTCATTTGAAACAGTACCAATGTCGCCAATAGCAGTTCTAAACAAATCAGTTGAACTTAAATTTGCAGTTGGATTAGATACACCTGTGTTATTTAATTCGTAGTAAAATTGTCCACCTACATAAGTTCCTGTAATTGGATTATCGCTTTCATCTAAAAATTTTGTACGAAAATTTGCACCATCTGAAGCTGGTATTATATTTTGCCCAACAATAAAATAATGGTTGTAAGTAGAACTATCAACAAAATCTGTCAAACTTATATTTGCACTTGAACTAGCAGTTGCAGAGGTAAGTAAAACCATTTGATTTGAACCACCTATTGCAGTTCCATTAACACTAAATTCTTTTCCTGATGCTAAATCAATACCACCATCATCAATAGTTGCTATTGTTGTTTCATCTACTGCAAATACCATCTTGCCGTGGTCAGCAGTTCCTGAAGCAGTAGCAGTTGTAAAGTTTATTTGTTCAGCAGTTTTGTTTCCAGAACCATTTAATACTTCTATAGTTAATGATTCAGTAGCACTTGTTCCCATTTTAAGAGAAACATCTGCGTTGTTTGCATCTTCATAAATTGTTAAATCGCCACCAGTTAAAGCTGTAATAGCTTGTGATGCTTCTACATTTAAAGTAACTGCACCTGATGTTCCACCACCAGATAAACCTGTACCTGCTGTAACACCTGTAATATCACCTGTTGTTGGTGTTGCATTAATCCAATTTGTTCCATTGTATTCTAATACTTGACCTGATGAAGGAGTTGTCAAAACAACATCTGATAGATTATCTATTGGAATATCTATGTTT